TGGATCGGGGTACATATCCCGCAGGTACGGATTGCTGCCAAGCCGCCCTTCGCGCTGGCTTTGCACCTGCTGGCGAATCTGGTCAATGGCGGCCTGCATCTGCTGGGGAGACTGCGCGCCCTTGATAATGTTGAGGGCCTGCATGCGGGAGGTGTCCGAGCCGCCGCCGTTGCCCGTCATGACCTTGGAGTAATCGTCCGCGACGCCCAGCGCGGCTGCGGCAAAGCGCGAGAGAGGCCCGCTGCCAACCGAGGCTTTTGTCCATTGGGCGATGGAGTTGAGCGCCGGGAACTTCCCAGCCGGAAGCCCCGTGGCCGCCTTCTGCAACTGATCGAGCGTGCCTCCCTGCGGCCCCTGGTGAGTGAGAAGCGAGTCGGTATTGCCAAAGAACTGCTGATTGGCGGAGCTTCCAGCGATTTTGCCCTGCGCGGAGGATTCCGCGGCCTTGAAGCCGGGATCAATCTTCTGCGCAGCCGATACGGCGCTCTCCATGAATTGCGGAGTGGCGTTGCGGAGGCGCAATTCGTCAAGGGTGAGGGCGCGGGAGGCAAGCAGCGCCCCTGCGGCGGCGGGGTCGCCCTGCTGGACTAGCTGCTGCGCCTGAAGGGCGCGCGTTTTCAGCGCGAGGGCCTGTTGCTGGGCGACGCCGGCTTTCGGCAATAGCAACTGGAGGCGCGCAATGTCGGCTTGGGGGGTAGCCGGGTCGTTGATCTTGGCCTCGATGGCGGCCTGAGCGCCAGGCGAGGCAAGCGCCGCCGGACTCGAAAGCTGCTGCACGATGTCGGCTTTCTGGGCCGCAAGCTGGCTTGTGGCGACTTGCCCCGGAGCCTCGTTGGCCTGCTTCTGCTGCGCCACCACGTCCTCGACCGTTTTCATGTGCGCCAGGGTGAGTTGGAGCTGCTGCGCGCCCGGAAACTGCTGCGGAAGCTGTGAGACCGCCGTCCGCACCGCCGCGCTGGGATCGTTCGCCAGGGCCGACAATGCCTGCTGGTAGGCTTGCGGCTGCTGAGCGGCAGGCGCGGCCAAGACGGCATCTCCGTACTGGGCGAGCCTCTGGTTGACCGCCTGCTCCGCCGCCAGATCGGCGCTGGTCTTCTGCGCCATCGTCTTTCCGAGTTGCAGGTACTCGTTGCGGATGGCGAAGGCGTCCTGTGGCAGAACCCCATAGGCTGGGTTGGAGAGATTCTGCAAAAACTTGCCCCATACGTCGCCGCCAGAACCAGCGGCGGCGGTCGGAGCGGGTGCCGCGGCCGGCGCGGAGGCGCTGCCGCCGGCGGCGAGAGGACCAGCAGCCGGAGCCAGTGCCGCCGCGGGGCTTGGCGCGGTCGCTGAGCTAGGAACCGAAGGAGGCGCGGAGGGGGCAGCCGACGGCGCGAGGCTACCGGCGGATGGCGCCATGGGCGTCGCCGCCCCACTGGCGGAAGGTTGCCCGGATGGCCCGAAACCGGCGGCGTCTATAAGAGCCCGCGTAACACCCTGCTTGCTCTGGAAGACAAGCTGGGCGTCCTTGGCCTGCGTCTGCGCCAGTTGCGCCCCGGCCTGGGCGGCCTGAAGCTGCGCCGGATAGACCCCTTGGGCGCGCTGCGCGGCCTGCTCCTGAACCTGCTGGTTCTGGAGCAATGACTTGAGCGACACCAACTTGCTGATCTGGTCAAGCGGGCTCGGGGTAGGCTGGATGGCGAGTGCGGCGGAAGGGGTGCCCATTTAGCCTCCGATCCCCAGTTGGGCCAGCGTCGGGCCGGTAGCGGCGCCCGGCGACTGGCCGAAGTTCTGGTCCGGGGAAACCGCCGCGCCGGGGCTCAGCAGGCTCTTCAGCGAGAGCAGCGTCCCGAGGTTGCTCACGCCGCCCCCGATGGCATTGCCGAGCGCCGCGTAGCCGGAGCCCGTCTGGTAGGCCGCATTCTGCACGTCCTGCCCGATCTGCGCGCCGCCGGTGAGCAGGGCGCTGGTGTTGTTCGAGGCAGCGCCCCCGGCCTGGGAGCCAAGCTGGCCGGCTTGGGTCTGTCCGATCCCGGCAAGCGAGGCATAGCGGTTGAACTGGTTGGCTTGGTTCTGGTTGAACGTGTTGAAGTTGGACTGGTAGGCGTTCAGGGCGTTGTTGTAGACCTGCTGGTAGTCCTGCTGCCCAGCCTGCTGGCCGTAGTTGGTGAGCGCCTTGGCCATCCCGCCGGTGAGCAAGCCGCCCTGTGCGGCCGCCGAAGCCTGAAGCGCCTGCTCGCCCTGCTGCAACGCGAACTGGTAGCCCGGCTGCTGGGCTGCCTGCTGCGCCGTGGGGGCTTGGAACTGCCCGAACTGCTGGGTAAGTGCGCCGCCGGGGGCCAGGAGCCCTTGCAATGAACTGAGCGCCTTCCCGCCAGCCTGGAGGTAGGGAGCCGCGTTCGCCTGGTCCTGATTGAAGACCTGCTGGTTGAACGCGAGAGCCTTGTCTTGCTCCTGGGCTTGGAGTTGCGCCGCCTGGGTGGCAGCGTCAGCTTGCGTGCTGGCGGCCGATTGGCCGAATAGCCCGCTGATGATCGAGCCGCCGATGGTCGCGCCCGCCATTGCCGCTAATGGCATGGAATCTCCAATTTCCAGGTCGTCCAGGGCTGCCGCACAAAGCCCAGCCGATGCAGGTAGGCGTCATGCTCCCCAGAGGCGCTGTAGGCCATGAGCGCGGTAAGGCCAGCCCCGCGAGCCTCTTCCCGCACCCGCTCCATGAGGCGCTTGACAACGATGCCGCCACGCGCCACATCCGCAACCCAAGTCCCCTCCAAGTGCGCCACGGCTACGATAAACATGCGGCCGACGATCTCGCCATGGTCGTTCGCAAGCACTACGATGCTGGCCCCGGCAGGCGGAGCGATGCCATCCCCAACCGAGGAAAGGCGCGCATAGTCGGCGGCTTCGAGTTTGGTGGTTTCAATCATTTGTAGAGGGGTGCCCAGTAGCTTTCCTTGCCCACCTGAACCTGAATCCACTGGGCCACATTCGCCTTATTTACCGGTCCCGCCGTTGGTGCTGCGGTTGCGCCGAAGAATGATCCGAGGGCGTTTGTGATGGACTGGAACCACTGCGTCCAGCCCAACGACGGGGTAGTTTGTCCGCTGAACGGCGTGGGGATGGGCGGCGGCGCAACGGGCATTAGGTGACCTTCCTGATCTGCGCGTACAGGCTGTCCTGCGGCGCAAAGCCAGGATTCGCCTCCAGGTAGGCGTCCACAATCCGGGCCGGAACCGGATCGCTGCAACTGACCTCGTAGATGCGGTCGCGCGACTTCCCAAGCCTGCGCCAAATAGCGCGAGCGTTGGTTTCCCCGGCCTGTCCGAAGCCGCAGGCCAGCATGTCGCTCCAGCGATGGCCGCCGTCATCGGACCAGCGAAGCATGAGCTGCGGGGCGCGCGGATTGCCGTTGCCATCCTTCAGCGGCGGCTGCGGCCCGACGCCGGCCTCGATATTCACCTGAAGTTGCGAGTGGAAAGCCCACTGCTTTTCCGTGGTGATGTGGGGCGCTCGGCGAACCCGGTTGACCTGCGCCCCGTTATCGGTCACAAACTGCCATTCGCCGGTAGCCGGATTGATCGAAGGAATCGCCATCTGGTAGATGTTGCCGCTGGACCAGTCGCCCACCAGATGCTTGGCGAAGATGAAGGTGTGGTAGCCGGCCAGAAATGCTTGTTCCTTGCCCTGCTTCGGATTCCACGATGACCGCTCATGCCACATGCCGGTGGCGGCGTCAAATACCCATGTCTTATTGGCCGTGGGGAATCGGAGGCACCAGAACGTATGCCCCTGGTCCTCGTAAGCGAACCCAACCGCGTCGGCCATGGTGGAGTAGCTCGCCCAAGCTGCTTCCACCGCGTGGTTGCTAATCCGCGTCGGCTGATAGCCCTGCGCCTTCCACGCGATGCCGTTGCCCCGGTCCGAACCGCCGAGCCAGAACACGGAATTGTCCATCTTGGCCGGCGACCACGGCGCGATGATGCCCTGCTCCTGGTAGCCGCCAGGGACCGGATCAAAAATGTTGGCGCTCCCCGAGTCGTAATAGGGCAGCGTGGCCTTCTCGCCGAACAACCAGAGTTGGCGATGGTCCACCAGCATGCCCAGCACAAGGTCGGGGAACTCATTCACTTGGTCGAGGTTCGGAACTCCCAGCGTGCTCCAGGTGGATGCGTCTTCGAGGGCCGAAATCTGAATTCTCTGGCTGTCGGCCAGCAGGACGATTAGATAGCCGTCTGCGCCGCCGCACTGAGACACGGGGCCTTGGATTACGTTCCCGCTGGTGGTGTCCAGTTGGACAAGCACGTTGGTTGCCAGCGTGAGGAAGTAGGCGCTCCCGCCACTGACCACCAGAACCTCGTTGACGTTCGCCGCCATCTGCGCGGGGTTGCCATCATCGGCTAGCGCTCCCAAGTTCGTAAACGTGCCGTCGCTCTTGACCTCGAACAGGGTAGAGCCAGCCACAACGAAAAAGCGGCCATTGAATGCAAACTCCGCGCGCACCGGCGAATCCGGCAGCGTGCAGAAAAGCTCCAAGCCAGGGCGAGGGTAGAGGGTCGCGGCGCTCGCTCCGCTGCCCGATTCGTCGTTCTCCAGGTACCAATTCTGGAGACGCTGGGCGTCGGCGTTCAGTGATTGGGACTGGTAAGAGGCACCTACGAATCCGAATCGCGCCATGCCCTACCCCCTGAAATTAGCATTGTCGGTTTTCCAATTGTAGTAGGCCCCGCGCGGCGAAACCAGCATCGGGTCGCACCGCATAGGCAGCGGCTTGAGGTTCTGCGTCTTGATGATGGCCTTGGCGGAAGCGGCCTGGGAGACGATGGCCTGAGTAAGTTGGCCAGGAAACTCCCCGGCCAGGTCCACGGCCAGGTTGTAGCGGATGCACTTCAGGTACGCGGGCGGGAATTGCAGTTTGGTGGTTGCGTCGGTGAACTGGGAGAGCAGGACGCCGTTGTAGATAGCGACCTGTACGCCGCTCGCATTCGGCACCGGCCAGAAAGTGAGGGTGCGCCACGGGAAGCCGTCATCGTCCCAAACGCCTTGCGGCATCGAGGACTGGATGCTCTTGACCGGAATCTCCTGCCAGTCGGACTCCGTGTACACCCAAAGGGGAAGCTCCAATGGCTGCGAGGTTCCCGAGTTGATGATGATGCCGTAGTAGTCAATGCTGGCCGGCCGCGAGATGTTGAAGTCCGGCGCTCCCGTGCCCATCTGGTACGCCTGCTGCCCGATGGTGAGGCCAAACACCTGCCTCT